CGGCAACGCACCAGAAAAATAGTCCTTCCGCTTACCACGCCGCAACAATACATAATTGGCGATATTATCCGGACCGTCGCCCTTATCCACCACAACCGAATTTTGAAGATTTTCGTCACGGAACCACTGGTCCCAAATCAAATTATAGCTACGCAAAGGCAAAGCCGAATGAGTAAACGTCAAACCACCAGTAATCTGTCCAACCGTCGGCAAACCCATATAGTCCTGCAACGAACCGACCGCATAACCACCAGCAGGAGAAACCTGCTGTGGAACGACAAACGATATAGAATCCGCAGGATTATCCTGCTCACCCATCATATTAACCCAATGAGTCCAAACTAAACGATTAGGAACAAAAAAGAAAAACGAATCTAGATATAAATTGTCCATCACAGGAAACAAAGGCGTAGACATACGAGCAAAAGCAGTCATACGCAAACTAAACGAATCACCAGGAAGCACTTCATCAACATACACTGGCACCAAATAGCCAGCATCAAAAGTAGTCTTATGAGTAGACTGAATCTTAAAAGCAGAGCGCGGAACATCGGCACTCTGCACCATCGAGAAATCATGCAAATTAACAGAACGATTCCGAAACATATTAACCTCCAAACCGACTGCGGGTGCGAAGCATGCTTCGCACCCTCATCGGTTGACTATTTAAACAACATCATCCCGCAACCAATAGTCACGAGCACGCGCCAAAACCTCCGGCTTCTTCAACTGCTCATAAACACCGGATTCCGACTCCCACGAAGCTAGCAAGTACAACGTAAAATCATCAGGATGCGCCTTCATCGGGCTATCCTTCTGACACTCATCACCAAACGCACGAACCGCCGACCCTCTCGTCGGCAAATTAAACGGCGCCATATACTCTTCCAACTTAACATCATAAACAGCGCATACACAATACAACATCACAATTTCCTCTTATACAAATCATTCTTGGCTCGCGCCACCTGCGCGCGTACTTCTAAACGCGCAGACGTATTATCCTCCCAACGCTCCAAACCGTCAATCTCACGAATACTCTTAACACGCTCCATAGCATAAAATTCTTCGCGCGTAGGAGGACCAAACTCACGAACCAACACATCAAACAGCTTATCGTAATACCGTGGGGGGGGTAACTTCATCCCATCGACAATAACGTAGTCATGGGGATAAACATCAGTCTTGAACTTCTTCAACCAGGGAGCACCAATACCAGGCTTCAACGACATGTGGGCAAACTCCGGTTCCAGCTCATATTCGCCAAACTCATCGCACCTGGTGTAGTGCTGAACCGAATGTAAACCAGTCTTCTTCTTAACACAGTACTTAGCAATGTACGCGGCCGACTCAAAAGTTACCTGACCAATAGAAGAATATCCATACGGCCACAACCTCTCCAACGTCGCAGAGCGATAAATATCACAACCAGAATCTAACTGCCGAATCTTAGTCCGGTCAGCAAAATTATAACCAAACAAAATCGCGTGAAAATGCGGACGGTCATGTTCCTCACCATACTCTCCAGCAACAAAATACCGGAGCTTAGGAAAAACACGAATCAACTTAGCACGATGGGTATCCGACTTCGGATAATAAACACCAGCAGGGTCAAAATGAAACCAAGAACGGTAATGCCTCAACCGTCGCAAAAACTTCTGGAAAATCTGGTACCGCAATTGCGGTCTAAACCCAACATCCTTAAACGTGAGGGTAATAAAACAATTCTCATCATACAATGAGGCCTCGTGCATACAACGCATCGCCCAATCACGGGCACGGCGTAAACGGCAGCCGATACACTGACCGCAGGAAATCTCAAACGACTTCGCAATCGCTCCATGCTTCCGCAGCTCACTAAAAACCACCTCCCCAGACTCCGTACGGTACGCCTGGAGAGGTGAATAACAAGCCATGGCTAGAAACGGATACCGCCACGGCTAGCACCGACCAAATTGGCGCCTCTGACATGCGCCACCTGCTTCTTAAAACGGCGGACGCTCTTTCCCTTCTTGACGTGATGACGTGAACTCGGTTTCATAAAAAAAAGCCTCCTGTCGACTAACGAAACACGACGGCGAGATTGTCACACCGCGCCGCCTCCTCGGTCAATAACTGCTTAACCTGCGGAATCTTAGCCGCATTAGCCGCGCGCACATGCTTCGCCTTGAACCATTCCAAGGCTTCCACAATCAATATCTTCTCTTCAACCTTCAACTCTCTCATAACTCGCTCCGCTCAAACAAAAAGGTGGCCTTCGACCACCTAGCACAGTTACATCAAGTAGCAACTGTGCCCGGGTCAGAGGCCGGAGGCTCCACAATCGGAGCCGGATTCACGAGGCCCAAACGCCTCGCCTCATCAAGATTACCCTCATCAGCCAAAAACTCAAGCAAATTCTGAGGATCATTATAAAACCGCGCACGAATGTTCGCGGGGAGCGTCATAAACGCATTATCAGCCTCAATTACCATATTAGCCGCCGTATGAAAATCAGTAACCGCATCCGTAAAATCACCGTAAGACGGCATCTTGAAATTCTGCGGCATCTCAACACCAATACCAAAACGACGAACAATCGTATTGATATCCGACTCCTCCGCAAACTGCTGCATAGTCATCGTAGGGTCTTCACAATGCAACGCCGACGCATCCGACGCAAAATCCCTATCATAGTTATAAGGCGTCCGAAAAAACGGCGCCTCTTTCAGAACATCTTTCATCACAACCTCCTATTGGAACGCCCTATCAAAGAACGTACCGATCTTATCACCAAACTTAAACGAACTATGCGCCGAACTCGGCGACGTCACACCCTGAGGAACAGACCAAAGATTCTTAAACAACTCCGACTTCGGCACCTCGTTACCTCTCAAAACCTTCTCAATCTGAGCAAGACCGACATTGACGCCTGTCAAATCAACCTCCTTAGACTTCAACTTAGTCTCCATATCTGTCAACAACTTCTTCGCCCAAGCCAAATCGTTATCCGTTATATTCAACGCCTGGCGCGACCTACTCTCCTCCGTCTGCTGGTCCAAATTGTCGACCTGGTGCATCATATACATCACCTTCGCCTGCAACTCGTCCCTCGACGCATACAACTGAGACGCCGAAGCCGTCTGACTATCCGTTTGCGCGCCCTTCAACAACGTATCCGCCGCCGTATTCTGCGCCTGAGCATCCAACAACCTTCCCTGTTTATCCTTATTCTCAATATCCTTCATATTCGATACCAGCTCGGAAGCGGATTGAGTAACGTTACCAATACCATGAACAGCCGCCGGTGATATCGAAGCACTAGAACCACTTCCACCGCTACCAACACTCGCAGCAGAACCAGAAACATTACCGGCACCGCCTTGCGAATACGCGAGCATAGGATTAAGTCCAGCACGTTTCATATCTCCAACTGCCGTTTGATACTGAGTCGACCGTTCACGGTCCACAAAACCACGAGACAACACCGCCTGGGCACTGTTGAAATCCATCTGCTTCTGAAATTGCTGAGACTGAAAATTACGATTCAACTCAGCCTGACCCGCATTAAATTTCTCCGCCTCCTTCTGATTCTGACCCTGCATCATATTACCAAAGGCGGAGCCGGCGATATCGCCGACCACGCCCGTTACAGCTCCCAAAATGTCATCAATGCCAAACATCAGAAATGGTCAATCAGGCCGGGAGTCGAAAACATCGGAAGCGGGCGAACCACTTTCGTATCAAAGAAACTATCGAAAATAATCTGCTGCCCATTTGCAGCAGCACCAACCGCAAGCACACGACTGAGCGGGGGCGTATCCTGGATAAAGGTACTATTCAACGTCGGCAATGCCGTAAATTTCTGCGCAAGATGCCATCCGTCTATAGTTCCAGCAGACGTAGACTTGAACAACGAAGTAATCATCGAAGGACGATAACGATACTCAGACCAACGCTCTTGATACCCAAACACCTGGTCATCCTGACCACCAGACGCACCCCCAACCATATAAATCTCCTTATTCAATACCGCTTGCTCACCAAGCATAGCAAACACCGGCCAATAGAAATCATAACGCGTAGACCGCGACCACATCTTCCGCAAACCCTGCTGATACGTCAAATCAGCGCGCACAGACACCATTCCAATGATATGACCATGCTCCGTAAAAGACTGCGAGAAACCATGATTATGCGCAACTACAGTACCTATAGCAGCCAAATTACCAAGGGGAGTACTACCACCAGTAAGTCCCGTCCCCGAATTCTGAACAACCGGAGAAATGTTAATCGGAGTCGAAGACCCCCCTAAATACTCGGGGCGCTGAAGCCTTGCATCAGGACTACGAACCCGGAAATGACTCCAAAGCAGCTCCACGTAGCGAGTCCCTCCCCTCGCGTCACGCTCGAGCAATTTCTGGATCTGAAAAGACTGGCGCAACTGGTTAATCGTCGCCGCAGTCGCCGAGGACAAATCAGCCTGCAAACCAGTAACACTCCAAAACGCCGCCGAAACGGTAGAAGCAGCATTAGCCGACCACGCCACAGTAGTCGCGGCGTTCGTCATCGTCAAACCACGGCCTGAACCCAAATTCGCATTAGCAAACTGCGGAGCCGTGCCCGTAGGCACAACAGGAGCCGAAGTACCCAACGGAATAGAAACCGCAACGCCGCCCTTCTGCGGCCACGGCAACGCACCAGAAAAATAGTCCTTCCGCTTACCACGCCGCAACAATACATAATTGGCGATATTATCCGGACCGTCGCCCTTATCCACCACAACCGAATTTTGAAGATTTTCGTCACGGAAC